AAGTTAGGACTGCCGTATAAGAGTTCTTCGACAGTCCTACCTAAGCGTTCTGCTAATTCGAAGACGAACCTTCTGTAGCCGTTGCGGAGGAATCTTTTCCCACTTCATCGGCACTTTCTTGTGTGAATCCCGATAACCTCATACCAACTGCTGCTAAGCGATCTAACGCTGTTGCTGCTTTGGCAAGTAAGGCATCGCGGTCTGCGGGCTTAAAGATTTGAACGCCAGTTTCTGTATCGAAAGAAGTAGCGATTACAATTTCAGGATAAACAAATTGTAGATTAACTCCACCTTTGTTATCTATTGCTAAATCCATGATACGAGTGCGCTCTGCGCCTGTCATACCACGAACTTCTACTTTAACACCCCACTCTGGAACATCTACCATCTCTGATGGAATATCCTGAGCAGATAAGATTTGGTCTCTAATGGACACGATTTCTCCTTTTGGTCTCGTTGGACTCGGTTATTGGGATTCTACTGCTTTTTAATTATTAAGCGAAAGCACCACGGGTAATGGCACCTGTAACTTGGAACTCTGCTGAATAGGAAACAATGTCGCCTACTCCTGCTGAAGTTTCGTATGAAGTCAAGAAGCACTCGCCTGTGTACTTTGTGAAAGTAGCAGTTGTGCCTTCAGGACCATACTCAAATGATACTGAGTCGGTCTTTCCTACAATGGCAGCCAAGTGCGTATCAACAGTAGCGTCGAATGAACCTTCGATACTGATAGTTGCGCCTGTGAAGCCGATAACATAAGAACGATCAGATGAACCAAATGAGGTTGTCTCTAAAGTCTCTGCTTCTCGAGGGAAAGAAACTGAATTAAGTGTATTGCTGATATCGGTAAGTGAGCCAGCGTTATTATCTACTTTGAACGACGCTGACTTACCATGTCTGAATGTTGGCATATTATTATCTCCTTGAAAAAGCGACGCTACGAGTTATAGCACCTGTGCCTGTTGCGATTGTGGTTCTTGTTCTTAGGTAACGATTTACTGTAGTTCCTGAAGCAACTTCATATCTTTCTGAATCTAGTCCAGAAATTGCTACTGTTCCAAATACAGCCAAATCAGCAAAGGTTGAGTTATCTGCTGAATGTTGTACTGCGATTACAGTAGTTGCCGTTCTAGCGTTTGCGGTTACATGCAAGTGCGCCACTCCACCATTAGTAGATGAGGCAGCATTATCAACACTCGTGGTGTTGGTTGTTGTAGATACAGCGGTTTGGCAGATTAGCCAAACACCTGAATCTAATCCTCCATCTGCAATTGCCTCTGCTGACACAGAAACAACATCAGTTAAAGGACTACTAATTTCATACGAAGTAGATGATGCTGCTGCAAGAATTGCTCGCCCACCTATACTGGTACTGTCGTTAGATATCGTTACTACCTTATCGGTAGTATTACCTAAAGCAGCATGAAAAATTGAGTCTGCGCTAGAAGTAGTTCCATCAAATAGACCTTCGAATGAAATTGAACCTTCATTATGACCAACAATATAAGAGCGGTCAGATGATCCAAAAGTTGTAGTTTCTGGTAATTCAACTGCGTAAGCAGCGGTTGCGCTGTTTAGGTAAGTGGTTAGGTCAAAATCATCACTTAATACTGTGGTGTTTTTACCATGGCGAAATGTAGGCATTATTTTGTCTCCTCAACTGGGCGTTGGAATTCTGTTCCATCTTGAACGAATCCGTCTTTATCGCCATCAATTGCTTCAGGGTCAAAAGTAACTTCAGATTTAATCTCAACCTCAGGTTCAATTACGGGTTCAATTTTTTTGGCTTTACCATCAGAGGTCTCAATTAAGCCTTGTTCAAGTAACCACTTGGCTGATTTCTCTGGAATATCTGAAACAATAGTTCCCGACTCTGCTCGCTTATCGGGTGGATAATCTATACCTGTAAGAACTCGGTACTGTGTCATTAAGTGTCTCCTCTGGGCAACACAGACCCAACTACCTTGGGCACTTGGCTCTATATGTAGTGGGGTCTCTATGGACTCGGTTGATTAAGGTTAGCACGATTTACTCAAATAATACTACTGGACTTACTTTAGAATTGATATGTCCGTAACTCTAATTTCAGGATACATGCAGAATGTTAAAACCCCGGACTCAGATTTTTCTCCAGACATTTCCCTCCACCAATCACTTCCTCCGTCCATTGCTGGTGCTTGAAGCCAAACACAACCACCCCAGTCCGCAACTCTAAAATGATGAAAGTGTCCTGAAACTAATACATCTGCGCCACCTACATTTTGACGACCTAGTGATTGTCCTTCTAGCCATCTTCTTAATTTTCCTTCTACTCCCTGACCACCTCTTCTTGCTGCATGACCATGGGTAATCCCTAAAACCCAACCAGCAACTTCGGCAGTTATGCTTAATCTATCTTTCGGTATGGCGAACTGAATATGACCATAAGCCTCTTGATTAGTCTCGAGAATTTCTGCCACCTGCTCAACTATCGCTACATCATCATTGTCGTTTAGAGTTGTATAGGACTTGCCTGAACTATTGCGATTCTCTCCATGGTTACCACCTACCGCTAAGACTTGAACAACAGTAAAGTATTTACTCCACCTCATTAACGCATCTCTCAATAACCTTCTTACTACTTTTACTTGATCTCTTCTGTCTAATTCAACACTAAATGTTTGTTGTGCGTAATGCCCTACGCAACCCTCTATGGAATCGCCAGTCCAAAGAACTACTAATTTACCTATCGGTCTTTTAAGTTTTTCAAGTTCTTTAATTCTTATTTCTACTTTATCTATTGCGTTAAGTATTCTTTCAATAGTTCCCTTGAGTCCATCTCCATCTGCTTTACCTATCTGCCAATCAGATAAAACTACTACCATTGCGCCTTCTCCAACAAAGGAACTTTTAAGATTTGGTTTATGTTTCTTTATTTCATTTTCTAACTTAGTTAAATCTTCTTTCTTAACATCGTCTGCTATTTGGACTACTTTACCTTTCCATTGGCGATTCAATGCGCCATCAGGATTACCCCAAACATTAAATAAAACAGGTTCTACTACTCTAAACTTCGATGGTTCTAATCCCCAAATGCGTAGTATTGCGTCCCAATTAGGTGCTTCTTCTAAAGGTAGTGCAGTAGTTGTTATTGTTCCTTCATTGCCGTTCCAAATAACTCCTGCTTGCCACTCTGCTCCAATTTTATTTAATCTTGGTTCGCTAGTTGGGTTGGTTGAAGTCTGAAGAAGTTTGTCCATTTCATCATCTAGATTTATGGACAAGAACAGCCACCGCCTTTTGCTCTTCTTCTGTGACGGCGCATGACTTCAGCACTAACTGTTAGTTCATGGCTTTTCAATAGAGCAACTAAATCTAAAGATAACACTTCGGGATTATTTATGAGACCTAATAGTTTATTTTTACTAGATTCAGGTAATACATCTAATACTTTTTTTACTGAACAGACCATACCATTTGATTTTTTACTTGGCACAAAACTATCTAGTGCATTTTCAAAATCAAGCAATCTGTTGGTTTGTTGCTTTACATCTTCCGCAGTTGAGTTTCCATGGTCTTGTAAGGTATTCCGCGAGAATGCGATTACATCTCCAGCATCTTGGGACTTCGTCACGATTAGTACCCCTTCCGTAAATATCCTTATTACTCTCTGACGGCTCCAAGTCTATACCCCAACATGGCAATCCAAGTTAAACACGACACGAGGTCTTTCAAGTTGATCCACGGAAAGGGAGTAGAAAGTTCCAGTTGGTTCAATCCTCTTCATTACAACACCCGAAGCAGTTATATCTACTATTCCTGAAACTAGAGTTCGCAAGGCTTGAGCAAGGTCTCTTGCTGTTGCGTAATCATCTCTAGCAGCCCTAACAGAGATTTGGACACTTGGTCTATCCATCTGTATTGCAGTTGAGCCAAAGGTCATTACTGGCGCACTTCCTTGATATTCATAAATACATACACATGTATCTGGAGTGTCTGGCATCTTTGATAGAAATAGATTAGTTCCTATTGTTAGATCACCTCTATTAGTGTCTATATAAGCCCCTAGAGCCTCTAATACGGTCGCCACTTAGATACCCATAGCCTTTCTAACCGCACCCAGTAATCGCCCGTCCATGCCCTTTATACGCCTTCTAACTGGGTCTTCAAGGTACTTCGCTTTCCTGCCATTACGGAAGTTCATCTCTAAATCTTCGTGAACAATAGCAGCGTAATCTGCTGCTGCTCCTCCATAAGAAATCTCAACAACAACATCTTTTCCTTCTATCTTAGGAAATCCCAATTTTCCAGAAGCCCGTAAATTACCAGTATCAAGAGGAACTTCATCTTGGCTATCTTCAAATATTGTTGCGCCTTCGCGATAAAGTGCTTGCCCAAGCGTACCTAAAGACTTTGGGCCACTAAGAGTAAGTAGGTCCATAAGTTTCTTTGAATCTAGAGATACTTCATATTTAGCCACCGAGAGAACCGAACCTAACTTTAGTGTGATGAACTGTTGCTGTTCCGTTAGCACTATAACTTACTTTATCTACCGATATTATTCTTGGGTCTGCATTACTTCCCGGCAAGTCTAATCTATCGCCCACTTCAACATACCTGTTTGACACTTGGGGTAATATTTATGCAGCAGCAGCCTACGCAGCCGAAATTATCGCAGCCAAATATGCCCATAAAACAAACTATTCAAGAAGTATCGGAGACCTTTCTATCTCTGAATCTTATGCTGAATCTTCAGCACAGTTCCGAGAACTCGCAAAAT